GTTGATACATAGAATCAAAACGAAAACTGGCTAAATTTAGGATAATTTTTCTGAATTTTTGAACCTGTTTTATTTCTCCTCTAGATATTTTAAGTTCTAAAATCGAAAGAGCCTGATTTATACATATGGTTAAATCAACTTCATCTACGGCTGCTTCTACAATATTTTTAATAAACTCCTGTTGTTCATTCAATTCTGTTGTTTCACTATATATTGCTGTTGGCATTGAACTTATATGCCACTTCAACGGTCTAATATGATTAAGCATTGATGTCAAAACGCCACCTCTAAACAATTTAATTAATATTGGTACTGAATCTATTTCTTCAATATTTTTAAAGTATGTCTCTGACAATTCTTTAAGAGACTTTTGAGTCAACTCAATTTTAGTTTTTGTCTGAATAATATTTTGTTCTAGTGATTTGTTAATTTCAACTGGAAAAACTTCAAATGGTGTAGGCGTTCTGAAAATAATGTCCCAAATATTACCTATTGTATAACTATAGTCTTTATTGCATGTTAATGCATTTATATTTGATTTTAATAACTGATAAATAATTGAAAAGATCGAATCATAAGTTTTTTCAAAATTAATATATGAACATTGAATCCTTGTCAACATCAAAGCTGTTTTTGCAATTTGATCTTCCGTCATCTGCTGATTTGTAACTGAAGATAGTACTCTGCGGTACAAATTAGAATTTACAACATGTCCTGTATAAGTTACTTTTGAAAACTTAAACCAGCAAGTGTTTTTAGGTACTAATAAGAATGATCCATGATATTGCCAGGATCCTTCGCTTGTTCCTCCCAAATAAAAGTCTGGTTCTTGCATATTGAAAAGTTTGATTTTAACCTCATTTTGAAATCCAATTACACATCTTTTGTAAGGATCATAATCCAAATGATTTGACCAAATGGTTGTTCTTCTCAATTGTTCTGCCTCTTGTATTTGTATAACTTTTTCTCCTTTGAAATTTTGTTCTGCAAATTTAAATGAATCATATTGTTCTGCTGCAAATGAATTTAACTTTATTTCAACATTTTCACCGACATATTGAAAATCATCAAGACACATTCCAATTTTAAAACCTGTCGATGTTGTCATTACTGCTCTCTTTTCTGTTTCTGTAGATACAATATCAATCGCAATATTATTCCTGTTGATTTTAATTATTTTACACATTGGGCTAAGTATTTTGAAAAATTTATTTCTGTTCGAAACTGTTCCATCAAATTTGTAATTCATTATATGATCTATTTCCATTTTAACTCTAGTTTCAGGTTTATAAAAGGTATATAACGTAATTTCCATAATTTTAGGTGATCCTACATCATTTTCAATATAATCACAATTAAATAATTCATTAACTTGATTTTCTGATAATGTCAATGAAATTAAGTGAACTTTTCCTTCTAATTCATAACTCCTTGTGTACATAGTTTGATTTTCTGAATCTATGTTTCCATTTAAAGAATGCATGAGTTTGTTTCTAGCTCTTGCAAGAACTTCTGCATAGCCTTTTCCAAGAGGTGTTTCTCCAACAGCAACACTAAACTGAACTCCTCTGAAATTGTCAAAATCTCTAATGACATATTCTGCTACATCTTCCGTTGCTCTGAGAACAAGTTTAGGTGGTCTAGAAATTGGTCTTTTAACAACTTCATTAAGACTCTGCATTCTTTCTTCACTTTTGAAGCCATACTCTCTAAGAAGAGCGTCAAATTCACTTGTTGTTAGTTTGATGAGTTGCTTCTTTTTGGGTTTCATTATTGTTATCCTCATCTTAGGATCATCAAGAACAATTGTTTTCTCTCTAGATTTTCTGAGATAGAACGTTGGTGTATTAAAATGATAGTGAGTTGCACCATCATATGTAGTAATACATCTTCCATATAGATCTTTTATATCTATATTGGGGCGACAATTGTTTTCGACAATTGTGAATTCGTTGTTGTTGTTTTGGGTTTTGTTTGTTTGGTTTAATTGAGACATAAAGGTTCGGGGTGCGAATGCATTCATTTATTCTTTATTAGTAAAGAAAACGTCGAAACGTACTGCTAATGGGAGCCTTTATCCGCGACGATAAAGTGGTTACCCTAACTGGGGCTTAAACTACGGAATTATTCATCGTAGATCACTTCGCATATTAAATAGCGTGACTAGTAACTGGCAGAATAATATTCCCTACCTGAAG